CCCCCACACCCCGCGCACCCCTCTGCCGAAGACCGACTAATGCTCGAGGTTTCCCGCGCCCATGCCGATGCCGACTGGACGCGGAAGCGTCTTCTCGGCTGCCCGTGCACGCAGTGCACGCGATCCCCCGATACACGCAAACCCATGTGATTAGTGCTCATGCCGCATGCCTGCGGACGCACAGATGCTGCCACTGCGCCACTGCCCCTCGCGGCATCCCCGCCATTTTTCGCCACTGCCCTGTCCCCGATGTCGCCAGGTATCCGAGTTACCGGGCCGGCCTGAGTGCCCGAATGCACTAAGGGAGGGGGGTCCATTTATTGTGTGCATTTAGCTAGCACGCAACAATGTGCGTGTCAAGCTCGAGGCCGAGCTGGCCGTGCGGACGTCGCTGCAGGGGTGAGTTGACATAATCACCGTTATCGGGCGGGTTCTGAGCGCATACCTGCAGGTCAGAGGCTTGTGCATAATATGCAGCCGTTATCGTCCCAGCATGTGGGACCAGAGGCCATAAAACCCCTGAATATCCATGCAGAGACGTGAATACTCTGCATTTACAATGTGCAGCTGTGCACGCGCACAATCGTATTGACAGGGATTTACATGTGTGCTCGCCACTGTGCTGCTGGGAGCGTGTGCGCGAGTGGGACAGGCCCGGCTGGGGTGAGGAATGCGCTGTGAGCTAGTACGTGAAAGGTGAGGAATGCGCCTACGTGTTGGTACTAGCGAGCGTGCGAATAGGTAATGCAAGGTATTTAGGTGTGTGTATGTGAACGTGATGCGTGTGCGTGGAGTGCGTGCTGAGCAGTGGCTGGTGTCTACGTGTCAGCAGGACGGCTGTTCGGCCTCGGCCCGGAACTGGTGCTCCTCTAGGAGGTCTTGCCGCGTGGTGCACAGTGGTGGGCATGCATCGACTTCTCGTCAGCTGGCACGACTACCAGCAGATGGCTCCGTGGCAGCAGGCTCTCTGCGCGCCGAACTGCTCGTGCGGAAACCTCCCCGCCGGCAGCTTGCTGGTGAAGCTGGTCTGCGTGAACGGCCACCCGTACACCGCGCTCGAGCGGTTGCTGTTCCCGTGACGCCGCAGCAGCTTGTGAAGCTCGGCCCGGTGCTGCACGCACTGGTGCTCGAGGCGTGCGAGTACGTCGGTGTCGAACCTGGAGAGCTGGAGGTGTCCTGCAGCGCAGTCATGCCCAACGGCTCGGTGCAGAGCTTCACGTTGTCCCCGCCCGCCCTCGAGCTGGTCAAGTACTTCGTGGTCGAGGAGCTGTAGAGGCCAAGCTCGTCTCAGCGCTGCAGCAGCCTGCGAGCACAACGATGGGCGCATGACCCAGCCCACCACCGCCAGCTCCCTCGACAAGCCGTGCGCGCTGTACCGCGACCACGGCTCCAGCGTCCCGGTCATCACCCAGGGGCACCACGTCTACCCGGTGTACCTGCAGAACCGCGCCTTCGGCGGGATCCGCCTCCCGGAGCTGATCTGGCTGTGCGGCACCTGCCACGACAGCGTCCACGCCTGGCTGTACTGGCTGCTCGGCGAGCGCAAGAGGCCGCTCATGCCGGTCCCGGCCCGCGCCAAGCAGCTCGCGGTCACGGCCGAGAACTGGTTCACCGACGCGATGGCCGGGCGGTGACCGTCCCGCTGGTAGCTCCCGCACCGAGGCGCAGCCTGGTGCACCGGTTGCTGCTCGAGCCGACCTGCCTGGTGCTGAACCACAGCTTCCCGACCTTCGTCTCTGCCCGCACGCTGACATGCCGGCGTTGCCTGCGGACCTGGCGCTCCCTGTCGGTCTAGGATTCGGCCTCACTCGGAGCACGATCACTGGAGCAACATGATGACCGTCGTACGACGCCGCGCTCCCGCGGTGCCCGTCAGGACCGGGCGCGGGAAGCCAGCCCCGCTCAACGTCCGCTTCCGCAAGGGCCGCCGAGTCCAGGTGCACGAGGACGTGCAGGACGCCCGCTTCGCCGGCCGCCTCGGCACGGTCGTCAGCGTCGTCGACGAGCCCGACGAGGAGTACCCGCGCGGTCGCGTCGCTGTGCGCCTGGCCGTCGACGAGCTGTACGCGTCGCTGTTCGGCCGGCCCGCCGGCAGCAAGCAGCCCAACCCCGTCTGGTTCAAGCCCGGCGACCTCGACCGCAACCCTGAGCCGCTGACCCCCACTGGAGACTTCTGATGCCCGACCCCACCCCGATGGACATCTTCGAGACCGTCCGCGCGAAGGCCCTGACGATCCTCAAGATGACGTTCATGGAGACCGAGCGGTCCTGGCCCGGCGACGACTCGCCCGAGGTGATCGGGATGTTCATGCCCCTCCTGGGCATCGGCGTGGCGGCGGCCAGCGAGCACTACGCCCAGCACCCCGAGCACCTCGCGCTCGCGGGATCCCCGATCTGCGTGGTGTGCCGCGAGCCGATCCAGACGCTGCAGGTCGGTGTCGACCCCGCCCCCGAGTCCGAGAACACCGGGATGGTCTCGGTCGCCTGGCCCTGCGGGCACTTCCAGCACCAGGCCGAGGAGTGACCGCGCTCCTGCTGCTCGTCCTGCTCGGCCTGGTGCTGGCCGCCTTCATCCTCTTCGCCCTGTCGTGAAGCCCCAGTCCCGCCGGCGCTGCAGCTGGCCAGAGTGCGATCTGCGCGACGGGATGATGCTCATCGAGGGCCGTGACGGGCGCAGCCGACCGCACTGCGGTGCCCACCACATCCTCGTCGAGCGCCTGCTCCGCGACGTCGCCGCGGTGCCGCCGGCACGGACACGTACGAAACCGCGGTCCCGACGCGTTTCGTAGTAACTCCTAACGGCGGCTGGTGACCGGCTTTCCCTCGAGAATGCGCTGCGCGACGACGTCGACACCGGACTGGTCGAGCTGCTGTCCCTGCTGCAGGTCTCGAGGTGCCGGCGCGCTGCCGAACAGCCGGCTGAGCGCTCCCGTCTTGCCGCGGGCCTCGACGCTGATCTTGAGGAAGTCGCGGTTGTCCTCCAGGTCGGCCTGCACCTGGATGGCCTTCAGCATGCGGTCGTACTCCTGGCTCAGGTTCGGGTCCGGGTAGCCGCCGTTGACCTGCTCGACGAGCGTCATGAACTGCACGCGCTGCGCTTGCAGCTCGATCATGCCGGTGAGGAACGCAGCCCGCTGCTCCTTGGTCTTCACGCTCGTGGGGATGCTGTAGGCGCAGGTCGTGGCGGGCTTGAACTCGGGGCAGCGGTCCTTGATGACGCAGGTGTCGCAGCGCCGCGCGCTCGTGCCGCGGACCTCGAGCACCTCGATGTCCTCGACCTCGCGGCTCTCCTGGTTCATCGCCTTGACGGTCCTGGAACCGAACATGGGCAGGGTTCGAAGCTCGTCTGTGGTGCGCTCGTGGAGGGCGGGACGGACCACCTCAGGCTTCCCGTCGTCATCGCCCTGCGTTACAACTGCCAGAGCCGTCGTTGTCGTCTGCGGCCGCTCCACGGCGTCGACCTCGTTGTTGCTACGAAGCTGCTTCAGGGCCTGTTCCTGCTGCCTCCAGGCCCACAGGGACAGCCGGGTGACCTCGTCCTTGTCGTCTTCGAGCAGCTTCTGCACGTCGAAGCCCTCGCGCTCGAACAGCGCCTGGTGTCGCATCCGGGCCTGCTGCTTCATCTTCATCGGGTAGCGGACGAGCTGGCCGTTGTCCCAGACCAGCGTGTCGCCGAAGCGCATCGGGCTGAGCCAACTGGTGGACGCGGCGGTGCTGAAGGCGACCTGGCGCAGCACGGTCGGCTTGGTCATGGCGATGCCGTGCAGCTTCACGCCCTTGCGCGCGAGCGCGTTGAGCTGCGGCGTGACGTTGAGCCCCTGCCCGGTGATGGCGGCCTCGCTGATGGCGATGCGGGGGTACTGCTCGCCCAGCTCCTCGAGGGCCTGCAGCCCCTGCTGCGGGTGCCAGACCGGCAGGAACTTGTCGGGGTCGACCTGGCTCCAGACCTGCCGGCGCTGCTCGGCGACGTACGCCGGCCCGAGCGCCAGGCAGTCGAACTCGGTGAACATCGTCAGGTCGTCGAGGTGCTCGAGCACGAAGTCGGCGTACTCGTCGCCGTACTCCCGCCACTCGCGCTGGCTGAGCTGCTTGTCGGCCGGCAGGTTGTTCGCCTGGTAGCCGCCGCTCTCCAGCAGCACGCCGGTGAAGCCGTAGCTGGCGATGTCGACCCCGCGCCGCGGGAGCCGCTTGCGCCAGGACCAGTAGCTCATCCCGACGTTCTCGATGCCGTTGTCGGCGAGCATGGTGCGCCAGCCGGCCTGCTCACCACCGAGGTGGTAGATCGTGGTCAAGGTCGCTCCCCGAGTCGTAGTCCGGCGGTCAGTCTCCAACGGCAACAGCCGACACCCCGTGAGGGATGCCGGCTGCCGGGTCGTGCTGAGCTAGCAGAAGAAGCGGTTGACCATCTTGACGCCCTCGCGCAGCACCAGCTCCTGCTTCTCCTCTTCGATGAAGTCGCGGTCCACGTCCTCGTCCTCGTAGCCGTCGAACCAGCCCTCACCGTGGGTGTCCTCGCGCCGGCAGTGCTCCTGCGCCTCCTCGAGGGTGAGTCCGGTCTTGATGACCTCGTTCGCGCTGTCCCGGTTGAAGCGGATGATCTTCACGGTGCTCCTTGTGATGTGCCGAGTGGGTCCTGCTACCGCCTCATGCCCGCCACCTCGAAGGTGACGGGCGTGGGCGGGATGGTCTAGGTGCGCGCGCGGTACGCGTTGTCGGCGATGGTGGCAGCGAACTCGACGTTGCTGGCGTCGGCGTGCGGCACGAGGTTGCTGCGTCGGACGCTGGCCTGCTGCAGGTGGCTGACACCGGCCACGAGCACGTCCTGCGCGCGCTGGGCGTCCTGGCGACTCCAGTAGCCGGCCTGCACAGTGAAGGTCAGCGTGTCGTCGGCGTCTGCCCAGCGGTACTCGACGACCGGTCCGACGATCAGCTCGGCGCGCAGCGCCCGCAGCAACTCGCTCAGCACGCTGCTGATGACCGCGGGCGCGACGTCAGCGCGGTGACCCTGGCTGATGATGACGTGCTGGTAGGGGACGGGCGCAACCTCGTTGGACACAGCGACCCGGCGCTCGATGCGCTCGAGCAGGGAGCCACCGTTGCGCAGGGCGTGCCCGGCGTACGACTCGTCGTCACGCTTCTCGCGGGAAGCGACCTCGCGAGCAACGACAGCAGCGTGCTGCTCCTCGGCGACCTGACGTGAGTTGCCGACGATGAACCATGCCTGCAGCGCAGCGGCGTGGATGGCGTCGCCGAACGTCCGGTGGCCGGTGCCGGCGTCGCCGGGCACCTCGCTGTCGAGGTGCAGCCGCCACTCCTCGCGGCTGCTGAACGAGGTGTCCTTGCTGATGGTCGCGAAGACGTTCTGGGGCACGACCAGGGTGCCTGCGCCGGCGGCACCGTCGACGCGCACGCGGTAGCGGCCCTCGTGACGCCACGCCAGCACGTCGACGGTGAGGTCGGTGGTGCCGTAGACCGAGCCGTAGCTGTAGGTGATCTGGTTGCGCGCCATGTGAGTGCTCCGAGTGGTTGTGCGCCAGGCCATGTGCCGGCGCTCTCAAGGAGCGTAACACGCATCTGTACGAGTGCGTTGCACTTGTCACGAGCAGGGCAGCTAGTAGCCCATGCGCTGGCGCTGCACCTTGAGGCTCTTGCCCTGCTCGCGGGCGACCGTGAGGCGGTGATGGCCGTCCATCACCCAGTGCCGGCCGTCGGGGTGCACGCGCACCATCGGCATCGGTGCGTCCTTCGGCGCAGCGTGGTCGCGCAGGTAGTCGAGCGTGCCGGCCACCAGTCGCTGCTGGTGCGTGTAGAGCGGCGTGCTCGAGGAGAGCGTCGTCGTGTCCTCGTGCACGATCTTGCGCACCGCCAGGGGGCGGTCCTGCGGGTGCACGTAGTTGAAGCCGGCGGCGGCCGTGCTGGTGTGCGCCGGCCGGCTCGCCCCCTGCTTGAACTCCTTGAGGCGCTGCTGCACGAAGGCGTCGAGGTCGTCGAGGTCGTCCATGGCTCAGTCCTCGTGGGTCGTGTCGGCAGGGACGTGCGCGCCGCGCGCGGAGCGCTGGGCCTTGGCTTCGGCCACCACGCTCGCCCAGGGGCGCTGCAGCTGCGGCAGGTCAGGGCGGTGGCCGGCGCGGGCGTACAGCGGACGCGTGAACAGCAGCGTCGGCACGCCGTGGCGCAGCGCGCCGGCTGCGCGCTCGGGGTCGGCGTCGATGTACAGCCCGACGTCCTCGCCGTTGGCGCGCAGCGAGGTCACGGAGCGCTCGTTGAGCGGGACGACGCTGGCGTAGCCAGAGATGCCGTTGTTGCGGCACCAGTGCTCTACGAGCCGCCGCTCCTGCGAGCTGGCCAGCACGATCTTGCCGGTGCGCTGCAGGCCGTGGAACAGCGCCAACGCCGCGGGCACGGGCTGTTCGGTGACAAGGTCGACCGGCTCGTCGTGGCGGCCGCAGAGCACGCCCTCGAGGGCCATCACCGTGGTGCTCATGTCCAGCCCATGATGCGCTCGATGCCGTCGATGTTCTCCTCGACGCTGAGCTGCTGCGCGGCGAGCTGCCTGATGAACCTGCGCTGCTCGCACGTCGCGCGCTCGTGCGCCTCGCTGGCCACCTGCAGGAAGCGGACGTAGACCTCGCGGGTGTCCATGCGGCACCTCTCGGTGACAAGCCTCAGTAGGGGCGCGGCGTGGCCGAGCTGGTCTTGCGCTTCATGGTGGCGGTCTCGACCTTCGCGCGGCCAGCGAGGTCGGGGAGGTGAGACGGCACGATGGGGCATCGCTGCGCCCTGTTCTTCGTGGTCTCGAACGAGCTGAAGGACTTGAGGCACGAGGGGCACTCCACGGTGGCTGCGGCGTCGGTCATGAGCTGCCGGCTCGAGCCGGCGCAGAGCTGTCTGGCAGGGGCAGGCATCAGTTGTCGCTCGGTGTCGTGCCGGTGCGCCGCGCCAGCAGCACTGAGTTGATCCCCGCGGAGCGAGACAGGGACTTGGTGGCGGCAGCGGTGTCAGGCAGGCCACCCTTGACGGTCCAGCGGTTCTTCGTGGGGTACTCCTGCGCCTTCAGGGTCTTCGGCACGAACTGCTGACCCAGGTGGTCGAGAGCGCTCACCAGAGAGCCTGCTGTGCCGGGTTCAGCACGGGTGGACGTGGCCGGCTCGCGACCAGCGCCTTGCGCGCGTCCCCGGTCTTCGGGTCACCCATGGCCTCACGGTCGTGGTGCTCGATCAGCGCCTTGCGGTGAGCATGGTCGAGTTGCGTTGGCTGCTTGAGGTTCTCGTCGTAAGTGAACCCACCGGGCTTCACCCGACCGCGGACGTCGTTCCAGTCGACGCCGATCAGCGCGCCCTGGTTGCCGGGGGCCATGTAGTGCGTGTCCTTGACCCTGAAGCTCGGCGCGACCCACTCCGCGTGGTTGGCGGGCTTGCGGAACCACTGCTCCTTGTAGGCCCTCTCCATGACCGGGTGGTCGTCGTGCTCGACACCCATCTGGGTCTGCGGCGTCGGCTCGACCTCGTGCACACGCGCGCGGCCGGATCCAGGGCCATGCCCCTGGTAGGCCGCAAGGTGCCACGCGTGGTGCTCTTCAGCGGTCGCGCTGACCCAGTCCTTGGCGCTCTGGCCGTACGGCTTGTTGACGTCGCTCTGCGTCGCGCCCATGCGCCGGCCTGGCGTCAGGGTGTGCCCGTCCAGGTCGTGCCTGGAGCCGTGGAACAGCCGTGCTGGTGGGAACTGCTGCGGAGACAGGGTCACCGTCGTCCTCCTCCGTTGGCCAACGAGCCGATGAGTGCGAGGTGCCCGGCGTCGCCGCAGGGCATCCCAAGGTCGCGGTGTGCAGCCTCGTCGAGCTGCTTCAGCTTGCGCATCGCGTTGACCGCGCCGGATGCCTTGCCACCCTGCCAGCGGTAGTTCGCGAAGTCGAAGTAGCCCTTGCCGCCGGGCGCGAAGGCGGCGTGCCGGCCGTTGTGGATGACGTCGAACAGGTCCGCGCCCTCGCGCACGCTCTGATGCAGCGCGGCCGCCACGTTGCGGTAGCGAGGGTCGTGCGGGTGCACGTCGACGAGCTGCTGCCGGTACTTCTCGAAGGTCGCGAGGATGTCCGCTGCGCGTCGCGTGTCACCGCTGACAGCTGCTCGCTCGTCGGCGCGAAAGTACTGCTCGCTGAAGCCTTTTGGCACCGCAACGGGGTGCACGGTCCAGAGGTCGTGGCTGACGTCGTACGCTGCGTAGGGGTTGATGTCGCGGATGTCGGTGCCACCGGGGTTGACGTAGAACGTCAGCTCGTACGTGCTTCCGTTGATGCGGGTGTGGTCGGTGCTGTTCCAGAGCTGGTCGTGCATCTGCTGGTTGAAGTGGTGTGCCAGCGCGTGCTCGCTGTTGCCCTGGTAGTCGGGGTTGAAGCGGTAGAAGGCTGCGTAGTCGACGCCGATGAGGACGTCGAGGTCGCCGGGTGCGTTCCCACCCTCGCGGTCAGCGTTCCAGGCCGTCGTGATGCCGCTGCCGGCGATCCAGGCCGTCGACCACTCCTTCGGGGCGTGGTACAGCCGCTCCCAGAAGCTGTAGAGCGTGCTCAGGATGTGCAGGCGCACCTCAGGACGCAGGTGGTCTCCCAGCTCGAACAGCGCGGGATCCAGGCCGGTGGCTCGAGCTGCGAAGTAGCCGCTGCCGCCGTCCATGCCGGCTGGGCCTGCAGCTGCTGCCCTGCGAGCTAGGACGTCGTCGTAGGCGGTCACCCGGCGAGTCTCCCCCCTGCTGTGACCGGCCTGAGCGAGACTCGGCCTGTGGACAGGAACGCCGTCGCCCGGTTCAACACCCAGCGTGTGACTCCGAAGAGCCACGCCTTCATCCCGCGCGAGAAGGGCGGCGACTTCGGGCGCTGCTGCATCTTCCACGCGGACCACGACGTGCACAGCACTGCGCCCGCCTCGAACGTGTTGATGTTCGGCGGCGGGCGCAGAGCCAAGAAGTAGGGCTAGGCGTCGACGGTCTCCTTCGAGCGCCGGCTCCGGGGCTTGCGGGTCTTCGTCTCCTTGACGACGACCTCCGGGGACTCATCGACCTTGACCTTGACCGACGTCTCGACGACCTCGACCTCGGCCTCGCTCTTCGTGTCGTGGCTGAGCGCCCGGATGGCGCGCATGCCGGCGTCCTCGAGGTGCGTCATCGCCAGCGACTTGTTCCGGCCGTCCGGGCACGCGCGGTGCACGTCGACGGCGAGCTTCGCGAAGCTCTTGCGGATGGTGTCGGCGACCGCGGCGCTGCTCTCGTCGAGCTTGACGCTGTCGAACTTGCTCTTGACCTCGGCGAGAGCCTCGCGGTCGGCCTTGCTGATGCCTGCCATGTCCTGATCCTGTTCTGAGAGGTGTGGTTGATCCGGGCCGTGATGTTACCGATGACGTCCAGTCGTTGTGTTCAATCCCTGCATCATCTTGGCCGCCTGAGCCTGCTGTGACATCGCCTGCGCGCTGACCTGCAGCCCGAACACGGTGTGCTTGCTGGCCATCGAGGCGTTGATGTCGCGTACCACCAGGCTGCACCCGCTGAACATGTCATCGACGTTCGCCTCACGGTCGATGCTGTACACGGCGTTCATGTCCGACGACGCCCGCGCGCTGCCGTCGTGGCCGACGAAGACGACGAACGCCGTGAGGACGTCGATGCTCTCGCCGTCCTGCTCCTGCTGCGCCTCCATGGCCTGCTGCTCGAGGGCCTGCAGCTCGAGCAGGTCGGCCTGCTCGTTGCTGGTCAACCCGGCGGGCAGCCGGCCCTTGTCCTGCAGCTGCTGGATGCGGTCGACGCGGCCGAGCGCCTCGTCCACCGTTTCGAGCGGCGGCGGGGTGACGACGGGGTGTTGCGCGGCGGCCGCACGGTCAGCCGCTTCCTGCCGTCGCTGCTCCCGCTTGTCGGTGATGCGGATGGGTCCGTGCTCCGACTGCTGTTCCTGGTCGTGATCCGTCATGCTTTCTGCAGCTCCTTCTGTTGACGGCGCACTCTGCACCGGTCCCGGTTGCACGTCCGGCACTCGCGCCGGCCGTGATGTTCAAGGGCATCAGCGAGGCTGTGCCCGTTCGTGCAGTGGGTCTGCTGGACGAAGTGCCAGGCCACGTTCTGGCCGATGGTCATGGGGACGCAGTGGTCGGGCCGCACGCACGACTTCTGCTCGCAGGTGTGGTCAAGCACCTTGCCCTTGGGCACCGGACCGCGAGCCTGCTCGTAGGACCAGGCGTGCGCCTGCACGACCTTGCCGACGCCGACGCAGAACCGCCCGTAGCCCCTGGCCTTGCCGGCTGTCCAGAGCCAGCAGCCGTCGCCTCCCTGCTTCTCGACCTTCGGCCAGAAGCGGTCGGCGGCCGGGATGCCGGTTCCTGCTGGTCGACCCACTACGCCTCCCCCAACGCCTTGCGCTTGGCGTACTCCACAGCAACAGCTACTGGACAATAATCACAAAGGAACTGGGTGGGCGCGCCCTTGGCGATCCGCTCCCGGTCTCCTCCGAAGGAGCGCGGAAGCTCACGGGCGAGCTTCTCGCGGTCCCGTGTGGTGGGGCTGGTCAGGCGCTTGCTGGCGTTCCGCCAGTCGATGCAAGGCACCTGCCGGCGGTGCGCGACGTGGCATTTCACCGCGTCGTCCTGCAGCGTGTTCTTGATGTCGTAGTAGGAGGGCTTGAAGCCCTTCTCCTCGGTCCACGCCTGCTCGACGATCTGCCGGCGCGCCTTGCGGTCTTCCCAGACCCGCTTCTCCACGCGCATCAGCGTGCGGTGGTGAGGCTGCTCGGTGCGGCCGCCGTGCTTCTCGTCGAGGTAGTGCAGCGCGACGTCGTTGGCCGGGTTCGCCTCGGGCGGGTAGTCCGGCAGCTCCTCCATGCTCTTGCAAGTAAAACACTGGAGCAACCTCATCTGCTCCCCGAGTGGGCGGGACGCAGCGGCCTCGTCAGCCGCCTGGGCAGCCGCCAGCATCTCTTCGCGAGCGTCTCTAGGCATGAACGAGCCTCCTGTCCTTGCTGGCCTGGGCCTGCGTCGTGCGGCAGGTCCGGCAGCCTCGTCGATTCGTATCCGGTCGGACGTAGGTGTTCGCCGGCGTGTACTCGTGCTCGTTCGTGCAGTGCGTCTTGGCCGCGCCGGCGCGCTTTCGGTTCTCGTCGCCGGTCACCGCCTCAAGGTGGCTGACCTCACGGCAGTTGCGCACGCGGCAGAGGTGATCCAGCTCCAGCCCGTTCGGCACGGGGCCGTGCACCTCCTCGTACGCCACGATGTGGGCGTAGCGCGTCTTGCCCTGGTCCCAGACGACCGCGTAGCCGTCCGCGCGGGCCGGCGCGAGGTTGCAGTCGGCCATCAGCTCTCCAGCTCCTTGATGCGCTCGTCGAGGTAGAAGCGCGCCTTCTTCAGGTCGGTGAGGGCGTCGCCCTTCTTGCCGGCACGGGCGATGTACTTGACGACGTTCCAGAGCAACGCGTCCCCGTTCAAGCCCCAGGCGCGGAGCACCTTGATGACCTCGTAGACCGTGTCCCCGCCATAGTGCTGCGGGTGCTGCACTAGCTCAGGCTCAGGGGCGGCCAGAACGCGGACATGCTCGGCCCCTACGTTCTCCATCCCTGGCAGCACCAGCTGCGTCCCGCGGTTCCCGCGCATCAGGGCTGCCCGAGGTACTCGGGCTGGGGGGCGCGCTGCTCAGCGCCGACGTCCACCTGCTGCCCGAAGACCGAGGGCAGTTCGTCCTTCAGCTTCGCCAGGATGTCGAGGCTGACCTCGCGGATGGCAGCGTCGGCCGCCGGCGAGCAGCGCTTCTCGACGAACTCGAGCCAGCTCCGCAGGTTGCCGCTGACGATCAGCGACGTCGGGGTGCAGTTCGGGAGCAGCTCGCGGGCGACCTCGCGCACCTGCTTGCGCTCCATGTCGGGGCGGGTCGTCTTCAGGTGCTCGACCATGGCGTCGTAGTGGGTCAGCGCCGCGATGAAGCCGCGGTGCAGGATGTCCTCCGCGGCGTTGTCACCACGCACCGAGGGGTGCACGACCGGGCGCGCGCCGCTCATGTCGACGAAGCGCTGCGACAGCTGGCTGTAGCTGAAGTGCCGGTGACGCACCAGCTCGTGGGTCAGCGAGCGGCTGACGTCCTCGATGTAGAAGCTGACCGAGCTGTGCTCGACGACGCTGAAGTGCCGCTGCGCGAGCACGTTGGCGATGTAGTCCGCGGTGTCCGCAGTCGCCGGGTTCGGCTTGTGCCAGCTCTGGTAGCAGGCGCGGCCGGCGAACTCGATGAGCTGCTCGCCGTCGCGATGGCTCGAGGGGAACCAGTCCTTGCCCACCATGACGTCGTAGAACGCCGGGCTGCCCATGGTCTGGGCGATGAGCGTGACCTTCACTGCAGCAGGGCCGTGGCGATGGCGACGAACAGGTCATCCTTGATGCGCTGGCTCTCGGGAAGCTGGTCGAACGGCACCAGCAACGGGTGCTGCTTCAGCTTCTCGTCCTTGACCGGCCCAAGCGTCCAACCGTGCGTCATCTTGAAGCGGACCCAGTTCTCGTGGCTCTGCGCGGGGGTGTTGCCCTGCCGCACGCCCGCGACTCCCTGGATGACGCTGTCCCGCGTCTCGAGGTCAAGGTCCAACCACGGCTCGCCGGCCGAGATGCTCGGGTCGTTCTGGATGATCTGGAGTGCGCGGTTGGCCTCATGACACACGCGCGCGATCTGGTCGTTCTTCAAGTGATGCTCCGGGTGTCGTTGGTCCGAGTGACGTCGCGACCCTAAACGACGACCGCCCGCCCCTGGTGATAGGGACGGGCGACATGCCGTAGATGAGCTACAGGTGACCCTGCGCGCGAGTCGTCGTGATCAGGAGTGGATTTCCGCCCTGAGGCGAGCGAGCGTGTTCTTCCCGACGACACCGTCGACCGACATGCCGCGGTTCTTCTGGAACGCGCGCACCACGACGGTCGTGGACGGGCGGAAGTGCCCGTCCTTGACGATCTTGTTGCCGAGCATGTTGAGCCCGTTCTGCACGTCGCGGACGTCGGTGCCGACCATGCCTTCCCGCAGCACTCGAGATCCGGTGTCGTGCACCGGCAGGCCGGGCGGGGGCGTCTGCAGGCGCTTCACGCGAGCCAACGCGTCCGTGTAGCTCTCGATGACTTCCGCGTGCATCTCGTCGGCGCGGTTGACGTAGTCGCCACCCCAGCGCAGTCCGTACTTGCGGCAGAGCGCCCGGATGGTCGCGGCCTGCTTCGAGGTGAACGTGCCCCGCTTGCCGAGCGGGTGACTCGGGGCGTTGCCGTCGACTGCGATGCCAGCCCAGTGGAAGCTCGGCGCAGTGCTGCCCCGGACAGGGCGAGCGGCGTAGCCCCAACACCAGCCTGGACGCAGCGGCTCGACCTTCTGGTTCCACTCCTTCAGGAAGCCGATCAGCAGCGGCGAGACGTCACCACGAACAGGCACCTTGACGGCCGTGCCTGGCACCGTGTAGGTGCGAACGCCGATGGCCTGCGGGCTGTTGTGGCACGGGAAGCCGTTGATGCTGGGGTAGCTGGCCCCGAAGCCGCGGGTCTCCTGCACGTCGACGTCCTCGAGCGCGTCGACGTTGTCGGTCTCAGCCTCAGCGAGGTGAAGATCGACGAGCAAGAGGTAGTCGTCGTCGACGTCGTCGCCCTTGCCGAGGTCGAGAGGATCCGTGTCCTCGAGGCTGAGGATGCCCAGGTCGTCGTCCGAGAAGGTGCTCAGGTCTTCGGCCATCAGAGTCGGACCTGCTGTCCGAGCGGAGCGTCGATGAAGTCGGGCGTGACGTGGATGGTGCCGTCGCCGAGCACCTTCTCGCGCAGCTCCTGCATGCCGAAGTCGCGCTGCGACAGGTCGCGGCGCGACTCCCATGTCTCGATGCCGACGACGCCACCGCGGTCCGTCTCGATCTTCTTGTACTTCGAGTCGGTGGCTCCCTCGGCGAGATCAGCGTTCATCGAGCGTGTCTCGTTACGCACTTCGTGCCCTCCGGTTCTCGGCCTCACAGAGGCGGAAGCGCCGCCGGCCGTCAGGCCGAGTGTAGAAGCGCACCCCCCGTTCGTGACCGCGAGAGCAGCGCCGGTCGAGCTGGCTTCCTACGTCACCACCAGCCGATGCTGGGCACGCTCGTGCCGCTGTAGCCGCCCGAGGTGCCGCTGAACTGCGCCGAGCTGTCGGGGTACCGCCGGTCGACCTGGACGACGTCCTGGATGCCGGGCTGGGTGCGCTCGCCGACGAAGCGGGGCGGGAACAGCCGCTCAGGCGGTGGGCTGCTGACCTGACGCAGCAGCTCAGGGTCGATGTCCTGCTGCGCCATCAGGGCCTCGCTGACGAGGCGCTCCTCGTTGCTGCTGAAGCCGGCCCCGCTGTAGCCCAGGCGCTGCTGGCCAGGCGCGTTGCGGTCGTAGACGGTGTCGCGGTCGCGGCTGCTCACCAGCCACTCGCAGCCAGGTCGCGGTGCAGCTCGTCGCGCTCCGTGTCGGTCATCGGGACGTGGGCAGCCGCGGAATCCCTGTCGCTAGCCTGCCGGCGGCGGTACTCGTCGTCGGCACTGCGCGTCGTGAGGCGTCGCTCGGATCCGGTCATCTGGGGGCTGTCCTTCTCGCCGTAGAAGCTCTTGCGCTCCGTCTTGTGGCCGCCGGTCACGGCCTCCTCGCGGAGACTCTGCGCGTGCTGCCCGAGGTAGACGTCGTCGCGCAGCGTCTGCCGGGTGGTGAACTGCCGGCCCAGAACTCGTCGAGCAGCCATGGTCTTCCTCACCTTGAGTTGGTACGATCAGGTATGCCAGTGACGATGAGCGACGAGGACTTCCAGGTCGTGCACGACGCCCTGCAGAAGGTGATGACCCCCTTCAGCAACGACGAGGTGGCTGACGTGCTGAAGGCCGAGCGCGCCGCGTGGAAGATCGTGCAGCGGTACGCGCCCGAGGTCACCACGAGCTAGAGGTCGGTGTACGCCTGGCCGACGCGCTGGACGCCGACCTTGCGCGGGGTGCCGGCCTTCGTCACGCCGGCGCGCTCGCGAGCCTTGCCTCCGACCCAGGTGATGGCCTGCATGTCGTGGGGAGCCTCGCCGACCGCGCTGGCAGCTGTGCGGTAGGCGTTCTCGAAGTGCTCGTAGCGCGTCGTCTTGCCGGTCGGCGTCGCAGCGCTGTCGATGCCTCGTCCGACCTTCCAGGGACGCAGGCTGTTCACGGCGATGTCGTGGGCGCGGCCGTCGATGGTGACCGGGCCGTGCGTGCCGGGGTCAGCGATGTTGCGGGCGAAGGCGTTCGTCTTCGGCGCGGTGCGCTGCGGCAGCACGACGTCAGGGTGCTCGCCGCTCATGATGCGGTGCGCCTTGACGAGGTTCGCGACCGGGGCGGCGCTGATGCCCTTGCCCTTCAGCATCGGCTTCACCGCGGCCTTGGCCGCCTCGTTGCCGCCGTGCGCGGCGTGGATGGTGGCCCACTCGTGGGGCTTGAGACTCGACAGCTCGCTGAACGCGTCGATGTTGTTCTTGTCCCAGTCCATGTTCGGGCTGACAGCCGCGACGATGCCGGCGGCGTGGTGCACGGGCAGGTTGAGCTGCCGAGCGCCCTTCGCGGTCGCGTCGTGCACCTTCGGGTACCAGAGCCGGCCGGCGGCCTGCTGGTCGGCCGGGGTGCGGTCGTAGACGTTCGCGATGTTCGTCGCCGCGAGACGCTGAGACTGCGGGCTGCTCATGTTCGCGAGACCAGAGCCGTCGGGCGCGATGCCGAAGGGGTTGCCTCCACGCCGGCCTGTACCGACTCGTCGTCCTGTGGCCATGGGTGCTACCTCCAGCTGGGTGCGAACGACCTCAAGGCCGCCGCTCGGTCGGGCGTGGTCGAGTACTGATCCGGCCCCGGTCGGACCTTCCCTCGTGGTGTCGTCGGCAGCTCAGTCGCTCCGCTGACGATCATCTGCTCCTGCACCGTGCCCATCGGCGACTGCCGCGGGGCTGCCCAGCTCCGGTCCCACTGCTGTACCGCAGCGGCCTGCGCCTGCAGACCACGGTCGGGCTGCAGCCCGGCCGGCCAGAAGTACTCGCTGGCCTCGATCTGCTCGCCCTTGTGCACACCGCGCGTGTAGCTGCGCTCGTTCACCTTGCCCTTGAGGCTGTCGAGCAGGCGGTCTTCTCGGCGGCTCTGGATCGTGCCCAGGTAGCCGTCCGGGTACTGCGCGCTCGGCACGAAGCCGGCCATGCCACTGCGCCGGGCATCCAGGTCGTCGCGGAAGGCCATCGCCTGCCCGCCGCCGGCGGCGTGGTTCACGCTCCCCGACTGGCCTACGCCGTTCGGTGCCAAGTACTGGAAGTCGCTCATCGCAACCTCACCTTCACCGGTCGGTCGTACCCGATCTTGATCATGGCGTGGACACGGTGGTTGCCCTCGGTCAGTGCGGGCCGGCGATCACTGCCGTCGAGCGTGATGGGGGCCTTGTTGCCGCGCATCTTGCTGGCTCGGTAGCCGTGCTGCTGGATGGAGTCCGCGATGACGTTGACCTTCGCCTGCGCCATCCTGTCGGTGCGATCACCGGCGTACGGAAGCAGCTCGCTCGGGCGCATCATCGCGAACTGCTGCCCGAGCGCCTCGCTGGCTGACATCAGCCGACGTCGTGCTGATGACTCGCCGGCATGTCGTGCAGCGCGTCGTGCGTGTCGTGCAGGTCGTGCAGCAGCATCCGAGGACTCGGGACGTGGCCGTGCGCAGCAGACATGTGCTCCGCGACGTCACGCCGCGTGTGCACGCTGGGTGCACGCCGACGGTCCTTGAACAGCTGGATGACCTCGCCCATGGCTAGTACAGGGCTCCGCGCTGCAGCTCGAAGTTCTGGCGCTGCTTGCTGCCCATCACCGCGGGGACGACGCGGCCGTTGGCCTGCGTCGCGCGAGCCTCAGGAGACTCGGGGCCGGGCATGCCGGCGGTGATGCGGAACTGCGCGCCGGCGGTCGTCGCCTTGCGCTGCCGGGTGCCGACCTGGCCGAGAGCACCGTCGCTGCCACCGAGGCCGGCGACGCCGCGGGGACGGGAGGTGCCGACCTGCACCTCGCGGGCGCTGAAGTCGTCGACCATGCCGCTCGGGGCGGTCTGGCCGTTCGTCGGGGCGAGCGGGCTGCGCCGGGTGCTTGCGGCCGCCGGCGCGCCGGGGGTGCTCATCATCTTCTTGGCCATCGGGGTCTCCTGGGTCAGCCGAGCTGGATCACGCGGAAGGTCATTGCGCTGAGTTCGTCGCCGCGGCTGCCCGTGACGTTGGCCCAGCCTGGGATGACCGCGATGTCGAACCCCCGCGGGGCGACGAAGCCGCGCGCGATGGCGAGCGCCTTCATGGCCTGGCAGATGGCACCCGCACCGATGGCGCGAAGCGTCACGGTCCGGTTGTCGTACACCGCGTGGCTGATGGCCGACGCCAGCGACTGCGGGTTCGAGCTTCCGCTCACCCGCATCTCGTCGACGTTGGAGTTTCGGCGCGGCGTAACCACGGCCTGCTCCGGGGCTTCCGCCACCGGCTCGGTCGCTGCTGTCGTCACGTCGTTCTCCTATCCGAGTGGTGTCCGTCCTGCTCGGGCGAGAGTAGGTCGGTCAGCGCAGCCAGACCGTGAGAGCGCACCCTGCTTCATCGAGCGGGCAGTCCTTCTGCCCGACGTACCACTTCTCCGACGTCTGCCTGCTGCAGCGCGCATCGTCAGCCCAGACGCCGGCCTGTGTCAGTCCGTCGAAGGCCGCCCGCACCAGCTTGTCGGTGTCGTAGGTGAACTTCGTCGTCGGCGGCGTGACACCGTCCCAGCTCTTCGGCGGGTCGAAGACGAAGTGGCACTCGGCCTCGAGCGCGCCGTCGAGCGCACCCCCCGGCAGCAGTGCGGCGACCCGCGCGATGCGTTCCGTCCATCCCTTGGTCCGCGGGTCGGCGTCCTTGACGCTGCGCCCGAAGCCCTGGGTGTAGCTGCCCTTCGGGGCCGGCTTGCCGTACACCTCGAGGTCGACGAACGATGCGGTGCGCCGGTTGACCCGTCCCTCGACCGGCCGCGCGCCGGGCTGCGGGAGCTGGCCGCGGACTCGCGACGTCACGCCGGCGTCCGCTCGCCGTGGGCGTCGTAGTGCGGGCGGTTCTCCAACGAAGCGCGGATCCGGTCACGGATGGATCGCGCGCGCCCCAGCGCCCAGACCCGTTCGCCCTGCAGGTCGCCCAGCTCCTCGAGGTGCAGCGCGTACTGGTCCAGCGCCTCCTCGACGACCTCGGCCTCCTTCAACGTCAGGTCACCGATGCGGATGCCGGCCAGCACGGGCTGCTTGCGCCGCTCAGCCGCCCGCCGCTGCTGCCTGTTCAGCTCCATCCTCGCTCCGTCACTCGCCAGGCCGTGACCGGCGTTCCCTCGTGGTTCATCTTCTGCGCCGGGCACGGCATGACCAGCGGGTGCTCACCGACGGAGTCCTCGAGCTGCTTGCGCCGGCTACGGATGCCCTGCGGCTTCTGCATCGGGAAGTGCTCGGGGTCGCCGGCCGCCAGCTCGAAGTACCGCTGCTCGATGTCGTCGTTCGTCAGCGCTTCGTCGCGCCCGAACGTCTTCATCGCCCACAGCACGCCGGCCATCTTGGCGTCGATGCCTCGGATGCCCATGTCGACGCGCCAGGCGGCCTGGAAGCTCGCGGCGGGGTGCCCGCGGCGCGTGCGTGCCTTCTGCCGGCGGTGCGCCGGGATGACGGTCACCGTGCCCCACCCATCCTCGCGGTCCTGCGCTGACTGGGATCCCGCTCGATGCGCCGGCTCAGCTCGCGGCTGACGACGGCAGCGTCGCGCTCGAAGGCGGTGTGCCGGGCGATGAGCAGCTTGCGCCGGGCGTACGCCTCGAGCTTGGACTGCACGGCCGCCTGGTAGTCGTCGTCCAGCTGCATCTCGGCGCGCGCCGTCGTGACCTTGTCCCCGCTGCCCTTCACGTAGCCGAGCGCCTTGAGCTTGTCGAGCAGCGCCTCGGCGTAGGTCTCGTCGACCTCAGCCAGAGCTAGCTGACCGCCCGAGAAGTCGGCCCACCGCGTCAGCCTCACCAGCAGGTCCATCAGGTCGCCGTCTTCGAGGTCGGTCAGGTCGCCCCGCAGCTCGGGGACGTCGGACCGTGGTCGGGCCGGCAGCGGGAGCTGCTCCTTCGCCAGCTCGGTCGCGACTCTCAGCGACTCCTTCACCTGCTGCACCTGCCGGCGGCGCACCTGCGTCATGACCTTGCTCCTTGCAGCTCTTGCACGGACCGCTGCGGTCGATGCACCGCGGCGGCTCTCCTCCCTGGTCGAGCGCGTAGACGATGTCGCCGCACAGGTCCCACAGCTCCTGCACCTCGGCGTCGTCGCGTGTCACGTAGAACGCCTTCACAGCCGACGTCGGCTTGTACTCGTAGATGAAGCAGATGCGCTTGATGGCGGGATCGTTGCGCAGCTTCAGGTAGATCAAGCCCTGTCGCAGGTGTGGCCCGAAAGGCGTCGTGATGTCCTTCCAGACACCGCGGTGGTCGAGCACCTTCATCTTCTTGCCCCACGTCGGGTCAACGATCTCGTGGGTGTGCTTCATGAGCACCGCCGGCAGCTCCTGGCGGATGGTGCCCTCGCCGATGCTCTTCACCTCGATGAGGACGTCGTCGGCGTCGGTGTTCAGCGAGATGACCTCGCCGTCCGCGCTCCCGCTGATGAGGTAGTCCTTGTCACGCAGCCCGACCTCGTGGTAGCTGATGGCGTCGGTCGGCGCTCCGCACTCCGGGCAGTCGAAGGGACTGATGGCTTGCCAGCGGTGGCTGCACGCCTCACAGAACCAGCGGCCGCGTAGGCGGTTCATGCGGCGGAACCGGGACTGCCACTTCCGGTGGTACTCGTGGCCCTCCTCGAAGATGTTCTCGAGCTGGAAGTGCGCGGCCTCCGTCTTCGGGATGATGCCGGCGCGAGAGTTCGCGATGCGCAGGTACGTCGAGCGAGGGCACCAGTCGCTCTTGGCCATCTCGGACGGGTGGATGACGTCGTTGCGCCGGACCCCGCCGTTCTGGACCTGTGGCTCGTCGTGCTCGCGCAGCAACAGCCTTTCGCAGTCGGCCAGCAGGTCGTTGTTGTTCTTCGCCGCCTTCGCGAAGCGGCCCATGAGGCCGGATGCCTTCTCCCTACGCGGCTTCGGCGCGGGTTCGGCGGCGCTTGATGATCGTTGGGCCACGCTGCTCCTTGCTCCGGGTGTCGGCCATGGTGGCCTCGTGCTCCATCTCTACCTCGAGCCTCCGACGCTTTCGCGTCTCCCAGGCCCGTCGTGCCGACTCGCTGCGCTTCTCGCGACGCAGCTCCAGCTCCAGCTCCTGCCGGCGCTTCTCGACCCTGCGCTGCTTCGCCAGGCGTGCGCGCTCGCGCTCGCTCAGCCCGCCCCAGATGCCGAAGCGCTCCTTGCGGGCCATCGCGTACTCCAAGCACGCCTCCCGCATCGGACACGCAGGCATGGCCCCTTCGCCGTTGCAGACCAGCTTCGCGTCGCGAGCGGTGATCTGCGCGGTGCCTCGCTCCGGGAAGAAGCGGTCCTTCTGGGCGTCGTGGTCTGGCTGGTAAGCCACCCCTCGACATCTACCTGTGGAGACGTCAAGGTCGCCGTTCGGTCCTGTCAACAACATCCTGGCCGCGCTCCAACTCCTCGAGTTCCATGTACCGCTCGGCGGGGACCACGACGTAGTCGCGACCGCCAAGCTCGAACCCGAGTAGGTGCTGCCGACTTTCCAGCAGCGCCTCTGTCCTGATCTTTTCAAGCATCACAGTGGTTAGTCGGATGCCCTTGGTGTCCGTGCGCTTGTACTCGACCAATGTGCCAGATGTGACCCCTATTGCGCCATCCCTTCTGGGAACTCGCACATCTCCCTTCGCTAACACCTTGCTGCCGGATCCGCTGCGCACCGTTCCACCGAGCTGTCGAGCACCGCGCAGCTCTTGCACCTGCGACTGCTTGATGCGCCTGCGGATGGTCGTCACACTCGTCCGTCCGGGTCGTAGGCGTCCAGCTCCTCCTCGATGGGCGCGACGCCGGCCGGCGCAGGCTGCTGGAACAGCAGGGGCTGCTCGGACTCGAGGCGCTGCAGCAGCTGAGCGTTGGCGCTTGCCGTCGCGGTCAAGCTGGCGTCGAGGAAGTCCATGGCCATCTGGGCCATGGCGGGATCCATGAAGACGGCAGCCAGCTCGGTCTCCCGGCCGAGCTGCAGGTACAGCCCGATGCGGTCCTCCTCACCCAGCGGGGCCAGGTAGAGCGCGTTCTCGCCGTGCGCCCACCCGTGCCAGCTGCCCTCGGGTGCTGTCACGACGCGACGGGTGCAGTGCGGGGCGTGCGCTTGCGGGGCTTGGAAGGACGGGCGCTCGGCACGTCCTCCTCCTCGATGGCCGGCACGAGGTGCACGACGTCAGCCGGCTCGTCCTCGATGTCGACCGGGGCCAGCCCGCGCTTGCTGTTCTCGACCAGCTCCTTCTCGAGCCGGGCGCGCTGCTGCTGATCGGTGCGGAGCGCTTCGACGAGAAGGGCGCTGCTCTTGTAGAACACGCCGTTGAGGTCAACGTAGCCGCTGCCCCGCCGGCCGATGATGTCGAACAGCAGCCCCAGGTTGACCAGGCCCTTGAACTCGTCGTAGTCGCCGGCCTTGAACTCGCCGTAGTCCGCGAAGTAGAAGTCGGTCACGCCGACCTGCTGCGGCCGCGCACCCTTCATCTTGAAGCAGACGATCTTGATGACCTGACCGATCTTGGCCTTCGAGCTGTCGGTGATCCACTCGTCGCGCTTCACGTCGAGGCGGGCGTACATCCAGTAGTTCTTGCCCTTGCCGCCCGGCGTCGTACGGGGGTCGCCGTGCATGACGCCAATCTTCTCGCGCCACTGGTTCACAATCACACCCGTGAAGGGGCGGTCGTTGTCGGGGTCCGTCAGGCTCCGCTTGCTGGCCTTGGTGCACTTGCGCATGAAGAGGTTCAGCACCTTCGCGCCGCCCATGGTGTGCTCCTCCATGGTCTTCGCGTCCTCCAGCTGCGTGCTCAGGGCTGGGTAGGAGTCGATGACGACCATGTCGCAGCCGCGCCCGTCGATGTACTCGAGCGCGATGTCGAAGGCGATTTCCATGATGTTCTCCTCGACCAGCTCGACACGGCTGTTGTCGACGCCGCACATCGTCGCGAGCTTCGGGTCGTAGGTCTCGCTGGCGATCCAGAGGCAGACGAAGTCAGGGTCGACGCGCTGAGCCTTCGCCAGGCTCTTCAGGATGAACGTCGTCTTGCCGCTGTTCTCGTTGCCGACGACCTCGGTCCACTGGTTCACCGGCAGCCCGCCGGTCATCGCGACGTCGAACGCTGGTGAGCCGGTCGGCAGCCTGGTCGGCACAACGACCTCGGACGCGGACACGACTGTGCCGGGGCCGTACTTGCTCGACGTCGTCTTGCGGTTCAGCTTGTTGCGGATGGCGAGCGTCGCGGCCTTGCGGTCAAACTTGCCAGCTTCGGTGGCGACCTCAGCCGCGGTGGCCTTGGTCGGGATGCGCTTGCGCGGTGGCACTGTCTACCTTCCGGTCGGGGGTTCGAACGTGACCTGCTGGCCGCCGTCCGCGATGACGGTCACGCGGTGACCGGGGGGAAGCTGTCGCGCTGCCCTGGCCGGCCCGGCGCTGCGGCTGCCCTGCAGCGCGCCACCGTGGCTTCCAGCCTGGACCTGCGGGTAGTTGCAGTCGGCGCACTGCATGGCGTGTACGCGGCTGCCGGTGCTCTTGCTGAAGACACCGCCCTCCTGCACGGTGAAGTAGTTGCCCCCGCCGCAGTTCGGGCAGCTGTCGCTGTTCTGCTGCACGACACGGCTGCCGCCGGTCTGGGCTGCGCCGGCGATCAGCGCGATGGTGCCGTCGTCGGCCACCTGCGCGCCCGTGTTGGCGTCGTAGCTCGTGTACTGGGGCTGCTGCGAGGGTGGCTGCGACGCGGGATCCTGGCCGGGCTGTGGGGCCTGCCGGACGTACTGGCTGGGCTGGGCGTACGGCGCGAGGTGCGGCGGCAGCTGGCCAGGAGCTAGGGGCTGCGTCGGTGGGTACTGCGGGGCGCTCGCCGGCGGCCCAGGAACCAACGGTTGCCCGCGCAGCTCGGACAGCTTTCGTGCGTACCAGTCAGACATCAGGTGCTCCTCATCTACTTCGCGTCGGCCCAGCGGTCGACGACCTTCAAGTCAATGTTCATGGGCAAGTTCAGCATGCTCGCGATGCCAGGTCCCAGCATCGCCTCCCGAATCGCAGCCTGCCCGTCTTCGACGCGGTTGTCCGGGACCACGAGGACCAGCTCATCGTGCACGCTCAAGCTCAAGCGCATCTCCTCGTCGCAGAGCCGGTGCAGGCGCACCATGGCCACCTTGATGATGTCCGCGGCGCTGCCCTGCACGACGCTGTTCACCGCCTGCCTCTCAGCCTCCGAGCGCAGGCTCCACGTCTGGCTGTGGATGGTCGGCAGCCGTCGGCGTCGGCCCAGCAGCGTCTTGACGTGCGGGGGCTTCGCGCGACGGCAGTCCTGCACGACGCCCTCGGTCCAGCGGTACAGCTTCGGCATCATCTTCTTGTGCGCCTTGCGGAAGCCGACCGCCTCGGCCAAGGAGATGCCGGACATGGCCGCGACCTTCTCGTCGCCGGCCCCGTAGGCCACAGCGAAGTTGGTGTTCTTCGCGGTACCACGCTCGGACTTGCTGACATCGTCGATGGACTTGCCGAACACCATCGCCGCGACGTACTGGTGCAGGTCGATGCCGGTCGTGAACGCCTTGACGAGCATCGGGTCACGGCTGAAGTGGCCCATGACGACGTACTCGATCTGGGCGTAGTCGGCGACGATGAGCTTGTGGTCGGGCGGGGCGATGAACAGGCCGCGCACCTGCTTGCCCAGCTCGCTACTCGGTCGCGGGATGTTCTGCAGGTTCGGCTCGCTGCAGGAGAAGCGACCCGTGACGGTGCCGTGCTGCTTGAAGTTCGCGTGCAGCTTGCCCTCGACGAGGATGGATGGCTTCACCTCGATGGTCTTCTTGCCGTTGACCTGCCGCTCGGTCTCACCACCGAGGTACGCCTTCAGGTAGGTGCCCCAGACCTTGTCGACCTCCTGCAGCTCCTGGTAGGTGCCGACGAACGGGTGGCCGGCGTGCGCCTCCAGCGCGGCCTTCGCGGTGCTCGGTGCACCACCCTTCGTGCGCTGCATGACCTTGAGGCCGAAGCCGCCGTCCTTCTTCTTGTCGAAGAGCAGCTTCTGCATCTGGGGCGCGCTGTTCAGGTTCACCTCGTGGCCGGCGATGCGGTACAGCGTGCCCCTCAGCCGCTCGCGCTCGCGGCCCAGCTCGGCGTACAGCTTCTCGGCCGCGTCGACGTCAAGCAGAGCGCCCTCGGTCTCCATGAACAGGAGCACCTCGAGCACGTCCATCTCGAGCGCCCAGAGACCGTCCAGCTTCTGCTTGCCGATGAGCGGCGAGTACCGCTGCCGCAGCAGCCAGGTCCACTTGCTGTCGAGGAAGCTGTACTGCGCGGCCTCGCGGAAGCCGTACCGCTCGATGCGCTCGCCGAGCTTCTTGTCGTAGGTGAACCCGTACTCCCGCTTCACGACGTCGCCGAGCCGGTAGGTGTGGTGGTTCTCGTTCAGCGTGTGCGCAGCGACCTGCGTGTCGAAGAACGGACCCGGCATGACCTCGTCGTCGTAGTACTTCTGCGTCGACTCGAGGTCGAACTTGACGTTGTGACCACCCTTCTCGACGCCCTCGGCGTAGAAGAGCGGCTCGAGGATGCCGAACGCGGCCGCGCGCCCGATCTGTGGCGGGGCCGGCGACCACGCAGGCACCTTGAAGTTTCGCGTCTTGCCGTCGCTGCCGACGCGCGGCTCGAGCGTCGTGCCGATCTGCTGGCCGTGCGGGTGAGCCACGGGCACGGTGAAAGCCAGGCCGCGAGTCGCGAAGCTGAGCCAAACGACCTCGTTGCGGCGGGGGTCGAGACGGATGTCCGCACCGGTCTCGGCGTCGGTGCCCATGGTCTCGACGTCGAAAACGAACGCGCCCTCGTCGATGAGGACGCCGACCAGCTCCTTGAGCTGCACCTCGTCGGTGATGACGTACGAAGGCACGCGGGAGCTAGTCAAAACTCAGCCCCAGCTCGACGCTGCACGTCACGAGCACGAGGTTGCCCAGCATGATGGCGTTGTCGATGGCCATGTCCTCGAAGCTGCGCAGCAGAGGCTTGCCCTCCTTCAAGGGCTCCTGCTTGTGCTCGGCGGCCTCGGTCTGCACGAACATCGGTCCGACCGGCATGTGGCCGGCGGCGTGCGCAGAAGCGAGAGCCGCGTCAACGGCCGCCGCCTCGAAGTCCTCCAGCAGCAGCTGTTGGGTGTTCGCGAGCCAGGACACCGTGAGCGTGCGAGAGCCGGTGTCGCTCGTGTGCACCTGCAGGCGCAGGCGAGTCAGCTCAGGCACGCTCACGGAAGCCCTCAGTCCCGGCTGCGGAGCTTGCGGGCGATGGCCTTGGCGTCGGCCGTCGTCGGGTACTTGACGTCGGTCTCGTCAGGCATCTTCGCCTTGAACGCCTTCAGCTCGGCGGTCGTGAGCGGGTCGGTGTTCCACCCGTCCTCGTCGGTGAGGTCGCGGGTGCGGACGACGTCCACGCTGTACTCCACCGGGCCGTCGTTCTTGCCCGGCGACTGCGACATGGAGTAGTACTCCTTGCTCAACGGCCCGGTCTTCAGCTTGCTCTTGGTCTCGAGCTGCTTCATGAGCTTCGGGCCGGCCTTCAGCGTCTTCAGCTCGGGCTGCCCACCCTCGGGCAGCACGACGACGTTGAACAGGCCGATGGGGCGCGGGTTGTGCCCGGTGTCGCAGATGGCGCAGGACTGGGGCTGCGGCTTGCTGCCGAGGCAGTTGTGCACGCGCTGGCCCTCGCTCAGCTCCTTGTACAGCCCGTGCTCGGCGTAGGCGGCGTACGGCTCGTCCTCGATGAACTTCACCAGCTGCTCTTCGTCGGTGAGCTTGAAGTCGTCGGCGAACTGCGACGTCGACTCCTTCGCCTTCTTGAAGCCGGCGAACCCGCGGCGCGCGCCGCCCGAGGAGGAGTCGTCGTCCTCGTCGTCGTCGTCGTCCTCGTCGTCCTCGTCCTCGTCCTCGTCGACGTCCTTCGACCGGCTACCGCGGCGGGGCTTGGGGGCCTCCTCCTCGGCCTTCGCGCGGCGTCCGCGGCGGGGCGTCGGCTCCTCAGCCGGCTCCTCATCCGCGGCGGCCTCCTGCACGGCCTCCCAGACGTCCTCCTCGGTCGCGTCCTCCTCCAGCTCGAGGAACTCGACCAGCTCAGCGAACGCGTCGTCGTCGAGCGCACGCAACGCGCGCAGGCTCTTTGGCATGGTGGGACCGTCCGGCTCCGGGTCCGGCTCCGGGGCAGCGCGGCGGGATCGACGAGCCGGCTTCGGCTCGTCGATCCC